TTTTAGTTTACGTAGACCTCATACAGATTTGGGGGTTTTCTGTATGGCTTCTACTACTGGTCTTGATATCTCTCTAACAGGCCAGTCGTTCTGTTAGCAGGCTTAGTATTGTCCAGCGCGTTCGCGGCTTAGTGCTCCGCCAGTCATTCCGCTGGTGCCACCAAAGGTGGCAGCTTCTAGTTGTCCTAATTTACGTCTCTGGCGGCGTGCCTTCTCAGCATCAGGTAGAGCAAAGACTTCTGCCTCTGCTACCGCTTGAGTGTAATCAGGTTGTTTGTAAATCTGTGATAATTGGCGACCACGCTCTAGGCCACCGGCGATAGTCTGGAAACCTTGACGCGCTACTTCACCGGTTACTCCGAAGCGACCAAGTTCTTCCGCTCTTCCTACGCCAGTTCTAAGTCCTGCCTGTAGCGCTCCTGCTCCGATTTCAGCAGCAGTTACCTTACGCTTAATATCAGGTAATGCTTTTTCTGGGTCTAGTACATAAGCAAGGATGTCACCATTACCCAGTTCTGCTCCATAGAACTGAGTCAATGCGTCGCGTACTTGGCTAGGCGCATTAGTTACCCTGTTTTGTGCAGTCTGAATGCGATCTTCTAATTCAACGGGAGATACATCTCCACCAATAAACTTTTCAAATCCTTCTTGGCGACCCATATCTCCGCGAGCATAGAACGATTGTGGTAATCCATATCGACGCATAACATCTTGATATTGGTCTTCAAGAGTTATATATTCTGCTTCAGATAAAGCTCGTAAACCCTTATTTATACGCTGTGCATTAGCAGCAAAACGTTTCTTATACGCATCAGTTTCACGCAAGCGAATGGTAAACTCTGCTGGATTAGTTCCAGACTCTATAAGCGCTCTCAGTGGTTCTACAAGGCCACCTAATCCATATTGACTAAACTGCTGTAGTAGTAAATCAAAAGCTGATTGACGTGATGCCTTTTCTGCTGCAGCCTGAGCTGCGGCTGCCTTAGCGGCATCTGATTGCTTAGTTCCTTTAGATAGAATTGCTGTAGTTCCATCTTCATAAACAGCAATAACATCGCCGGTGTTAGGATCTATGTAGGTAGATTTTATTTTCTTATTAACATTAGAGCCAGGAGTTTCTGCTGATGGAAAATCCTCAAAAGTACCATCGTCATAATAGACTCGAATAATTCTATCAAGTCCAGAACCTAGTGTTTCTCTGCGAACTTCTTTTTTAGTTTTAGTCGTACTTGCTGTTGTAGTTGGAACCTTGGTAACTGTAACTGTTGGAACATTACCCGCAGTTGCTACTGTTGGCTTAGTTTCTATTCCTAATTTTGCACCTGCAGCAACTGCTTCGTCTAGTGCCTTCTTAGCTGCAGTCTGTGCAGGAGTAAGTCCTGTTACTGGATTTCTAACATCTTGTGGATTAGGAGTAAAGGCAGGAGTAACAGCAGTTGGCGAGGTTGTAGAGATAGGTGGGGTTGTACGCTGTCCACCATCAAGTAAACTTCTAGTGCTTATTCTAGCCATTATTACCCCTGGAATCCAAAGTCACGGAGAACGCCTAATACAGAGTTAGCAACTTCTTCTCTAGCTCCACCTGTGTACTGCCAGCGAGAATCTTTACGAAGTGCTCGCTTGAAATCAAATAGATTCATCTCTTTATCTTGTCCAATAGCGGAACGTAGGGTCATATCATTTAAGTCAATCTCATCAGGATTTAACTCTAATACGCTACCCATAACATTCTTATATGGAGCATAGACTTGCTCAAGATCATAACCTTGTTGCAATAATCCCTTGACATAATCAGGTTGACCTTGTGCTGCTAGATTACGAGCATCTTGGGCCAAGCGGTTAATATCTAGTTCACCAGTTGCCAACTTTTGCAGAACCACATCATCTATTGTTTGTCCTGGTGCAACAGATAGGCGAGGCAAGATATCGGTAACCTTGAATCCATTAGCCTTTGCTACAGCCTGCAAGGTTTGATAATTACGCAGAGCCTCACCGGTATAACCAGTTGGCTGAATACCAATGCCACTGCCTATGATGCTAGAGACTTTTCCGATATATGGAGCTATGAAGGAATCAATAGCAACAGTATCGTTTTCTAGAAAACCATCATAGATACGAGATACAATCTGATTGATAGCATTTTCATCAAGATTAGCACCCATAGTGCGAGCACGAGACTGAACGCTACGCTTAATTGCTGCGCTATCTAATGCGTATTCTGTCTTAGATACATCTTGACCAGATGAAAGCAATTCATTGTATTTAGCCCGAGAGATAATTCGCTCTCTTATTGGCTTAGAGTTTGCCTGCCACCACTTCGTAAGACGTATCTTAGAAAGAAATTTATCTTCGTTCCAACCTTCATTTATGGCTTGGACAAGAATCTTACCCATTTCACCAGGCTCTCCGGTGGTTGGGTCCATATCTAACTTGAAGATGTAGTCAGGTAGATCGTACCAAAATTCTGTTTCTTTTAATAAATCTGTAAAGGATCTTTTAGCTCCAGGAACACCCGTTGGAGTTGCAGCACCCATAGATGCTTCTTCGCCAGCCCTAGCTGCTGCTGGACTAAATCCTTCAGATATTGCCCCGCCCGCAGGCTTAGGCTCTGACTTCTTTGATGGAGTTTTCTTTGCAGGAGTTTTTGATGGCTGCTGACTTGGCTGCTTAGTCGCTGCAGGTGCAGGGGTGGTAGTAACCGTTCCAGTAGGACCAGCAGTTGTAGTGGTTGTTTTCTGCTCGCCAACTCTGCTAGTCAATGGAGGTGGTGATTCTGTTCTACCTGTATAGATATTATAGGCATCTTTTTGTGCTTTAGAAATAGCTCCGTCAAGACGATTATATTGCTCTATAGCATTATCTAATTCATCTTGCTCTAATGCATCTAATTTATCACCACGAGCAATGCGACTTGCATAACGTTTAATTACTTCTTCAAAAGTATTGCGAGTGTTCCTAAGAGTATTTGCATAGTCTACATAACGGCGATATTTTGCAAGAGACTCAGAATTACTTCTTGTTTTACTTGCAGACTTTTGTGCTTTTTCAGCAGTTGCTTTAGCCTCAGCATCTCTTTTCTTGGTGTCTTCAATTAGTTTATTTAAGTCAACAGCCATTATTCACCACCAAGTGCTCTCAAAAAAGTCTCATAGAAACCAAGGACTCGATTTGCTTTACCTTCATCAGTTCCTGCTATTTGGTCAATTAAATACTGACCACTTTCAAAACCGCCAGTAGTTGTAGATACAATCCTATCGCCAATTTTCTTAGTGGTAGTAACTGTTGGTGAAGCCTTCTGAGCCTTGCGAATCATCTTGGTGTAACGCTTGATTTCAGCCTCGGTAGCCTTACGGCCTAACTGATCCATAATCACCGCATCTACCAAAGGCTTGATTTGTTCAGGTGTAGATATGCGTAGGGATTCAGATATACCAATACCTGCACCTTCGCCTTCGCCCTCTAGGGCTAGGCTTGCGATAAAGTCAAAGCGATTAGGTACATCTATAACAGTAGCTAGTTGAGCGCGTTTTTGTTCTGCCTGAATCAAGGCATCATATAGACGGTTATTGAACTCTCCACTTACTTTGCCACGATAGATTCCAGCATCTTTTAGTTGCTGTGCAATCTTTGCCCTAATGGTAGGAGATGCCTGGCTTACAGCCTTAGCGAAAGCAGTAAAGGTTTCTTCGCCAGTAACTGTGGCATTCTGCTCCGCGCCAGCAACCCGTGCTCTGGCTGCAGCCTCAGCCTGCGCTCTTGCCTCTTCAGCAGTTCTTGCCAATTTAGTCTCCTAACAACGAGCTAAACAATACGTTGTATGCGCTCATAGTGTTTTCGTTGAACTCTGATAATTGACGCATCTTTAGGATGGTGTCATCCTTAACTTGTTGCGCTAAGAAAGTGCCACCACTTATGACATCAAGGTTAGATCTCTCTAACTTGTAAGTGTCATATAGGTTAAGCATCTTACGTAAAGCATTCTCAGTAGCAGGTGCTACATTTGGCTTACTTTCAAGCAAAGAACGTAGGTCATTAACTGCGTTAATACGCTCAATAGCCTTCTGGCTACCCTGAGATAGTTCTTCCTGAACTAATGGACGACCGGCGAAAAAGAGTGTCTTCCAATCGCTAAACTCTTTACGAATTTGACTACGCTCAAAGTCTGTACCGACTTCGGTCAAATCCTGCTCATACTTATCTCGACGAGCATAGTAAGTCTGAAGATCTGCTGCAGTTTGAACATCTCTCAAGTGGTCTACTACTCGCTTATTACGACGTAGACCCATATCGGTCATAGTCTTGTAAGCATCCCAAGAGAATCCAGCCTTGTGAGGAATCAAGAATGCTGCCCCCTGCGGGAATTGCTTAAATAGTTCCTCGTTCTGATTTACGAAATTACCAGATTCTTCTGCATATCTAAAGTATGCAACAGTTGTTCTCTCAGATTCAGGTACTGTAAATGGTATTTGGTCAGGATATAACTGAACCCACTTAGCCATTGCAGCATCATAATCACCGGCATATTGCTCAGATAACTTGTTCCACAACTGCTTAAAGTTAGCACGACCATTATCACGTACCCATTCAGCCATATCGCTCTTTAACTGCACTTGCGGTGATGCTGGTGCAGCAAAGCCGAATACGAACCTAGTTCCAAGAATTGCTATCGTAGTATTCTTAACTTTAACTCGATACTCTTCAAGTTCTTGTGCTGATGGTGGAATAAGCATTCCTTCTTCATCATAACGCTTAGGAATGCCGTGACCGCCAGCCTCAAGATAGGTAACAGCCTTACGCCAAGCGCTGGCATACTGGCTATCACGCTCATCCTTGTTCATTGCCGCATATAAACGGTTAACGTGAGCTGGTAAGAATGCAGAAACCATAGGTTGGTCTACTGCATACTTACCTAAAGTCATTCTTGTGATGGTATCTGCAGCGCCTGGATTCCAAATATCTACGATATTAGTTAGAACCTTGAAAGATACACCAGCCAAAGGACCGGCAAATGTAGGTTGTAGTGAATCTGGATTCAAAGATGGTGTAATCATCTTTAACTGTGCGCCAAATTGCACCGGAAGTGGTGTCTTAAACTCCGCATCTATGCCAAGTCCCTGCATTGCAAACTGCACTGCACGGTAAACTGGCTCAATACCTGGATAAACGAAGTATGGTTCGCCCTGATCGTCTTTTTGAACCCAACCAGAATGGACAATACCTTCGTAGGTTAGGCCTGCCTTGACGATTGACTCAGGGTTATAGCGTACTGCCCTATAAAGACGTCGATAGAAGTCTTCAGTTGCACGATAGAAACGAGCAAAGTTACGAGTTGAGAATGCAAGTTGTGAACGAACCAACGGATTATCTACATACTGTAGAACCTGTAGGGTTGCCCTATCTTCAACAGCATCTGCTAGTTTACGCTTTGCTAAGTTTGTAGCAGCAGTAATCTTCTTTGTATCTGTAGGATCTATATTCTTCGTAAATGAAGCAATGAAAGCATCATAAAAGCCAGTCTCTTTCATTTGCTTACGAATACGAATCATCTCATCTAGAACTAATGGTTCACGAGATAGACGAGCGTTAGCAAGTCCTAGCCAAGTCCAGCCTTTTGTCATCAAAGATGCTGTATAGGAATCCATATCAGCAACAGGAACTAGCGTTGGGCCAATAATATAATCAGGTAAATCATCTAAATTTTCAGGCAGGTCATCCAAGGATAGCTTACCGCTGATGACATAACCGCCTGCTTCATCATCAAAGACGCGAATCTTATTAAGAAGGTCAGTATTGATTACAGGATTACCAACATCATCTAGTTGACGCTTAGAGAAAATTTCTTTGGCTCTTTTAACAACTATGTTTGCGTGTTGCCATTCATCTACACCCTGAGCCGCAAGGCGAGCATCTGCTCTAAACTTAGGATTAGCCATAATCCAGTCATAAACCTTTTGGACTACATCTGGTTGGTCAAGATTGGCAACCGCTACAGCACCTAATCTATCGTTTGTAAAGTAACCAATACGCATCAACCAAGCGACCATAGCTGCTGGATCCTGATTGCCCATAGCAATCTTCTTAAATCCACGCTCTCCGCGAGCGCGAGCGTAGCGATTGTTAGGTACATTTATCTCAAGAGCGGTAGCTCTTACACCGGTGTTCTTTTGGAAGTTTACCGATCGGGTAATGTAGTCATTACCAGTAACGAAGTTGATGCTACCTTCAGATACGATAGATAAAGAGTTATCAATATCTCCGTAGATAATCTGCTCAGATAGTTCATCAAGTTCATCTTGGAACATTGGCTTTGCGCCGAATCTAGCGCGAAGGCGATTTAAGCGACCTTCAGATAAAGCCTTAGCTAAGATAATTCTTGTTTGTTGCACCAAGCCACCCTGAGTCTTATCTCTAAGGGTTGCTATCTCATCATCAATCTCAGATTTACGTACAGTATCTACAGCGCTTAACGCTTTCTTTTCTTCTTGCAGATTTTTAATTTGAAGTTTAGCCTCGCGGATAGCATCATCAAGACCAGCAATCTCGGTAGCGTACTTCTCTGCTTCCTTCTTGTTTACTATACGCATTACAGCGCCAAGTGGATTTTCTGCTCGCTTCTCGCCTTTTGTAAGTCCTTTACGAATACCAAGTGCAGTATTTATACGAGTTGAAAGATAGCGAGACTTTGCTAGACCCCAAGGCGTAGTCTGACCGATAGCAAGGTTGACCATAAGATCTTCAGTTGCATTACGGATAGCATAACGAGGACCGGCAAGAGTTAAGAATGACCAATATCCCGTCATCTTATCTACCCAGTTTTTATTAGCCTGACCTAGCATCTTTGAGATAAGAGTGCTACGAGCTGCTGCTCGGTCAATATCTACAAGACTAGGAGCAGATACAAAGTTATTAAAGTCCGAAGGTAGAGCACCAATTTGTTCTGTGCCATCATCAGCAACTTGGAACTTGGTAGCAAGTTTCTCAGTTAAACGACGGACAATAGCCTGACCAGACTCGCTGGTATTTAGACCGCGAATATCGGCAATAGTTGTCCATAGACCATAGAACATTTCTTTACGCTGACCGACATCATCTACAGAGCGAAATGTCTCTTGTATTAGTTGCGACTCACGCTTTGGTAAAACCAAACGAGCCAAACGATATATCTGCTCTGGAGCGTCTGTTGCTGTTACATCCATCATATCGTCACGGAATAATGGAGCGATAGCAAACTTACGCTTTGCCTTATCTAAGCGACGCATAATCATCGCAGTAGAGAATCTAGCAACGCCTTTAGGTGGTGCATCAGGTGCTACTTGTGCAACAATAGCCTTGGTTCCGTCAATTAAAGTCTCACGGATACCATCGGTTGTAAGTGGAGCACCAAAGAATGTATCTTGAACGTAAGATGCGCCCATTCTGTCAATATCAAATACTTTATTAGCAGTAGTCGCTATTGCAATTCTAGTCTTGCGAGCCACATTAAGTGTAGGCATAACTACACGCTTGCGACCAATGCCACCTTTGAGCATATTCAAAGCATTCTGAGCATTCTCAAAATAAGCCTGAGCAGTAAGAGCATCAGTTACTGGAACATCTGCTTTTAAGAAATCATCGACTACGGCAGGACCAAACTCTGGTGCCATACGTCTCAACTGATTTGTTGCATCTAGAATCTCTGCTGAATTTTTATCTTTACGAGCTTTAGATAGACGGTCTAGTTGAGCGCCATAACCATCCCAAAATTCTTTACCATTAGCAGATGCAAAGTAATCCTGTAACTTGGTACCGCCCTTAGCAAAGTTACCTACTAAGACATCTACAGAATACTTAGTTACCCTGTAAGCCTGAGCTGCTTTTCCAGCAACAATTAGAGGATCTGCAAAGACTCGATAAGCAGCATCCACTGCTCCTGATATAGCCTTATAGAAAAAGCCTGAACCTTCTAATTGGCGAGGTAGTAATAAGTTTGCTACCTGTCTACCTGGAGAATATTTAGATGCTTGGACTGCATCTAGAGTATCTTGGAATAAATCTTGCTCTGCCTGTGTACCGGCCTTCTTGTATGCAAGTTGTACATATTTAGCCTCTTCAGCATTTGCTGAAGCAATTACCTTTTCAGGGTCTTCGCCTGCTGCGATACGCATTGCAATCGATACGGCGGTATTACCAAACTTACGCTTAGCGTCTTCAATGCGACCAGGATTAAATACCTTATCGCCTTTATCGTTTGCCTCATCCCAGGCATCAGCAAGGTTGATACCTTGAGTTACACCGATTGCTGCAGTTCTATAAAGACGAGTAGAAAAATCAGATACATTCTGTAGACCAGCCATTAACTTGCCAGCACCGGATGCAACTGCACCACCAGTATATTGCCAAGCAGTTCCTAGCCAACCCTTATTTGGTTTGACCACAGGATCTTCAGTGCCAAAAGTCTGTACAAGTGCTTCTTGCTGTGATAAAGGTTTCTTGCTGTAAACCTTGTTTGCGACATCACTAGGAAGATTAGATAGTTGCTTATGTACATTTACAGCCTTAATTAAGGCATTAACTTGGCGCTTTTCTTCTTCTGTCAAACCTGCCGATAGCGCTGCCGCTTTTAGGCTATCTGACATTAGTTACCTCTGGCTAAAGCCTCTTGGTACAGAATTGTTATTTCTCCTGTATCATCAAAAGGTAAAAGTTTTACTAAAATATCTGATTGTTTTTGCCTTGGAGATACAGCGTTAATGCCAAGTGCTTCAGGACCAGGACCTGTACCCATTGCAATACCTGCAGTAATTGGTTCATCTGCTCGCTCTGTTGGAGCATAAAGAGACGTAACTCTTTCAACTTGACTTGGAGCCATACCCATTGATGACTTTGACATTGGTCTTGTGTCAGGTGTCTTAGCAAGCGGAGCGCCTTGCTGAATTGCAGCGGTCTCTACGCCTTCGCCATAACCCGATGATGGTAGGTCTGTTCTCTTGGAGAACTTGCCTGGACCTGCAGCTCCTGCGAGTGGGCCTCTAGCCATTGCCGTCCTCCATCTTTTCTAAATCTAATGTAAAATCTTCCCAAGCCTGATTAACTTCATTCTTGCGGATTGCGTTATATTTTGCTAATTCTAAAATCTCATCTGAGAATACGTGAAATGCTGTTATCAAATTATGAAAGAACCCTGCTAGTATCACAAAGAAATCAGCGAAGCGGATAGAGCGTGGAACAAAATTGGGTTCTTTCTTCACACTCTATCCTCTCGCATATAAATAACTTAAGCCTTCTTGCCTTTACGAGCTTTTCCGGCATAACCGAATTTGACTTCTCCGCCTGCTGGCTTTGGAGCGCTCTTGGAGCCTTCCTTTGGCCTAGCCATTGAAGCCTTTGCGCGACCACCTTTTTTCATTTATACACCTCCTTACCCTGCTATCTGAGCGAGTAGAGTTGCTATATCAGGACGAGCGCCAGCAGCAGGGGCCGCACCAGTCATCATTTCTGGAGTTGGCTGCGAGGCAGGAGCTGGGGCCATTCCTGCTGCTGGAACTTGTGCGCCCATCATTTCTGCTGGGACTTCAGGTTGCTCTTCAGGCATAAATACTTCTTCAACTATCGTCTCGAGTTGCTTGCCCTTTTGTCTACCCTTAATGACTTCAGCAATTCTTGAAACAATGAGAGAAGGATCTTGGCCTTGGGCAGCAAGTGCTGGAATGGTCTGAGCGTACTGAGCAACAGCAATACGCAAAGAATCACGCATCTCTTCAATATCCACACGTTGCTCTTCTTGAGTGACATTCAACTCCATAGGTATTTCGCGTCTTACATAATCTCTTGAAACTAATTTATCGCTACGCATCTGTAGCAAAGCAATGATTGCACGGTTAGGGTCCATACCGGACATAATGCCGTAGCGAACATCTACTCCATACTCACCAGCAATTTGTCTGCTTGGTACATACTTCATATTGAACGGAGTGCCGTCATCTACTCCCTTGATTTCCTTGGTCATAGAACCAAAGATTTTCTCATCTATCTCAAAGCAGAGAGATACAAGTTCGGTAAAGAGGCGAGCAAACTGTGCCTGTGCTGCACGAACCTGGGTATCAAAGCCAGCCTGTAGCGCTTGTACACCGCGACCGGTGATGATGGATGCGTCGATATTACCGCTACGTACTTCTGGATATCTTGCACCAAGACGTAGTTCGCGCTCTAATACACCAGATTCTGTAAAGATTCCAGCAGGAAGTTCTAGCGGAACGCGGCGGATTGCTTGTGGATTAGCAGAGCGCATAATCGAGTCAGGACCAAGGGCTAGTTCCTGCACATCTTGTGGAATAGCGATAGGTGCTTGAATGCTCTTCTCTGCTGCTTGAATCTGCAATACTGCAAAGCGAGCACGAGCCAACTGAACCGCTAGAACATCATCAAATTGACCGCGTGCTTCTCCATCTAGGGATGAACGGATAGCAACACGAGCCAAGCATTTGCCAATAGTATTAGGCAAATTAGATAGAACTAAGTTATTGCGATCTGCTACGTATATGAGGTCTTGGTCTTTGTCGTGGTAGCGAACCATTGAGACATACGGAGAGCTGGTAGCATAATTCTTGTTTACTATAATTTGGTTATAGAACTCCGGATATTGCATCGCTAGAGATTCTG